AGAAGTTGCCAAGCGGGCCTCGGATGATAACATGCCATTATAAACGAGTGCCTCCACGCTTAGGCATAGATGAAGTTAAATTCTTAGAATTAACTTTATCAGCAGACTTAGAAAAATGCTTCCTGTCTTTAGAACGTTCCATCTTTTTACGATACATATTAATCACCTCCTAAACCGTAGAACTAGGATCTGCAAACAATGGTAACAAACCCTTCTTAACCGAATTAATAGACTGCGCAAAAGCAGTATTCTTAGCTGAATTAGAAACAACATTCTTTAAACTTCCACCAGCACCAGAAACAGGCCCAGAATGCTTAGAAACCACCTTCTTAAAACCTGATTTAAGAGCAGACAAAGGACCAGAAAAGAAACCAGGAATAGAAACTCTACCTTTCAGATTATCAGTTTCAGCATTAATATTCTGAATACGTGCAATACTCTCAGCAATAGAAGCAGTTGCAGCAGCAGAATTCAAACGAAGTTGTGGGACCCCCTCATGAACATTCTTAGCAGAATGAGCCAATTGGGGGGATGGTGCAGAGAGCGAATGAAGAGCAGAAAGAATAGGATTCAAGCCAGCAGCTTGTAAATCCTTAACATTGCGTTGATGTTTAGAATTATCCATACGTTCAGTCCAATCACGATTCTCACGGGCAAAAGCAAAATTAGCTTCATTAGCCGCTTGAGCAGAATTAACCTGATCATCAGAACCAGAAAAACCACCAAGCAAACCACCGCCAATACCACCAATGGCAGCGCCCCATGGTCCCAAAGCAGAACCAGAAGACGCACCAGAAACAGCACCAGAAACAGCACCAGCAGAATTAAAAGCCATTAGCGACCTCGTTTAGTACGCAAAAAAACAAGAATTGCAATAAGACCTTGAGAAACAAGATCAAGTAAATCTAACCATTCCATAACTACCGCCCTTCGGTTGGTTGCTCAGCCAAAAAACGGCTCGAGCTATAATTAAAAAATTAAAATCTATCAATATTACCTGGTACTGAATAAGTAGGCATAGGCCTAACAGTACGATTCTTAATAAAACAATCCAAAATAAATTGTGGAGAAACTGGAGATGTAACGGCAATAACTCTATCGATAGGAGGGTTATCCTGAATAAACGTAGAACTCAAAGTAGGATAATCCGTAAACTCCTGAGAAAGATGCCAAACATCCAAAGATTGCGCAAACGTAGAACGCAATTCTCCAGTAATCAGAGAACGCTTATAGCGATACTCTGCAAAACGCTCCTGATATCCGAAAATAGTCGCATCAGTAGCAGTAACGCCCTTGATATAAATTTCAGAAACGGGCACAGCCTGTTCACCCAAATGAGCCAAAGCAGGCCAATATATGTCGTACTTAGTGCGTCTAGACCACATTCTATCAACACCCTGTTGATAAGTTAAATCAGCACGTACAGAAAGCAGGCCAATAACGTAGCCATGCTCGACAAAAGACTTAGTAAAACCATTCCGACCAGTCACTAAACCATAAGCAGCCAAATTACCTTGAGGTGTATCAGCAGATTCAGAGGTTTGTTGAACTGGATTAATATTAATCGCATGAGAAGAAGAAGCTAAAAACTCGGGACGCTGTAATCTAGCGTCAGGAGAAACAACAGAAAAATGCGCACGCAAAATTTCTACATAACGAGTACCACCACGGGCATCACGCTCAGCCATTCTCTGTAATTGAAAGGCTTGGCGAAGCTCGTTAATCGTTGCAGCAGTAACCGAGGATAAATCACCTCTAATATTCGGATAACCCGTGTTATTAGGATCCTCCTCAACGAAAATAGAATTATCTGCAGTACCATTAGCTGCAGAAGCTTTAGCAAAAACGACAGTGCCAGAACCATCAGTCGTATAAACAGCCTTATTCGTATAATCCGAATAGGACTGAGTTCCTTTACCAATCCCAGTGATAGCGATATCGCCAGTAAGAGGCAGAGGGATACTTGGCCCTATCTGGGGCCAGGGCAAACAAGAAGTAAAATAATCATGGCGCTTGCCACGACGTAAAAGAACATAATCAGAAATGTCATCTGGGCCATCGCCCAAGTCGACAACAACAGAATCCTGTATGTTCTGATCTCGGTACCATTCATTCCAAATTAAATTGTACATACGAAAAGGAAGAGAATTCACCGAAAAACCATTAACACCAACAACACCAGTAGGAAGGCCAAAATAATCAGCCAGAGTACCAACAACAAAGCCAGTACCTGCAGGCCTTGGTAGAGTAGGAATCAAATAATCAGTAGAAGAATCAGGGTCAGGAGTACGCTCACCCATAAACTTCTGAAAATTACTCCAAAGCAAACGGTTAGGGACAAAAAAGTATTGTGTATCCAAATACATATTGTCCATAAGAGGTACAATCGGAGTCGCTAAACGAGCGAACATCGTAGTGTCTACGTTAAACGTATCACCAGGAAGAACCTCATCAAGAAAAAATGGAATTAAATAACCAGAATTAAACGTAGTCTTATAAGCCGACGTACGATCAAACGCAGAACGCTGAATATCTACCTTCGGAACATTTGAAAAAGAATGCTTCATTACTGAATTCATGAAAAAACCTCCATTATTAGAAAAACTTTAAAAGTTAACAAAAACTGACAAACTAGAATGAGTGTCAGTTAGCACAATTGCAACAAGTAATACAATTGTGCTTAATGCGTCGGACTGCCACCATCACCAGTTTTCACTGGATTCAGGAGCGACAGCAGCAGCCTTTACAGGGACGACAGGGACGCGGGATACCTCGATTTCGTCTTCGGTAGTAACCCAAAAATTTCCTTCAGGAGTCTCCTCCTTAAAATTCTTACGTACAGGCTTGGGCCAAAGGCCAAGCTTGATTGCATCCTGTTTATTAGCAGGATCAGCGAGAAATTCGATAAGATTCGAAGGATCGTTTTCAAATTTCAAACGAACATCCGCAGGAAGATGAGAAAATTCATTATTAATTTTCGCAAGACGATCTTGCATAGTCGAAAAATCTGGTAGATCAGAAAAATCTCCAAAAAGAGCCTTACGAGTAAGAGGCTTAAGAGGATCAACTAAAAATCCAGTCTTCTTGGCCCGAGCCATAATATTATTAATATCGGCCTCGATAGCAAAAGACTGCTTAGTCTTAGAAATAGAAGGATGATCAATCGCATCCTTAGGAACAGAAAAATCCGTCACAGGACGGGAACCGCGAGAAACTCTATCATGAACTTTATTCATTATAACCTCCAAAAGAGGCCGTAGCGCCCGACCAAGAACGCTACGACCGATTAACGGGCCAGTGAGCGATTAAGGCCCGTCTAAATTAAGAAACAGTTAAACCTTCAGTTGCACGTTGCAATAAATAATTAACATCATAAGTAAGGACCTTACCAGTATGATCATCATACTCACCCAAATGATACAACGAATAATCTTCAGGATGTTTAGCAATAGCCGACTGCGGATCTTTAGCAAGATCGCCAAATGCACGCATAGCCTGACCAATTTGCGGTTGAAAGAATGGAGTCCCGTACGAAAGGGATTTTTCATCATAAATTCCAAACATTAGCATTTTCATTTTAAGCTCCTTTTAAGGTCTTTGACCTTTGCTTGTTTAACAGCCTCCCGAACAGCTAAACGCTCTGGACTATTGTCTGGACTCGCTTTTGCTCGTTCGACACGCTTATGACGAAGTTTATCCGCCATCTCGGGATTCGTCAAATTAAATTTTTGACGATAATAACGAGGCACAGGACCCTTCGATCCATCTGGTAAGACAACACAGTCATCAGGAAAAATATCAGAAGAAAATTCTTCAATAAAACGCTTACCAATAGCGGGCCGAGTAGACATTCCAAGAAATTCAGGAGTACGATCAACCTCCTGATTATAGTCATCAACAATACGATAATGCTCATGTGCAGCATCGCCGTTTACTTTTTTCAAAATGTAACGGGCCACGTACGAAATAGACTCAATTGTCACAGAACCAATTTCAGAATGACCGAAAGGCCAAAGCCTTTCTAGAGTAGGAGAACGATAAACGAGAGAGCCAGTATCAGTAGTTCGCCAGTAATATTTATCCGGGAACTCGATACCGAAAAGACACGCGTGATAATGGGGCCGAGTAAAATCCTCGCCATATTCACCGCAATATAAATGCGTAAAATCAAAAGGGCGATATTTACGTTTCACACGTAATCGCCCATGCTCAGAGTATCCACAATGAGCAGAAGTAAGAACTTGAAATTCCTTACGCAAACGCTTCAAGAAATTAGGAAAATCCGAACGTATCAAAGATCTCGCAGGATCGAGATGATCGTCGGAAAAAGTAAGAGAAATAAAAGAAGAGTGATCGTAGCGCTGATTCTCATGAAATCCACGAATAGCCCAAGACTGAGCCTTGTCAAGGCGACAGCCAATACAATTACCACAAGGAACCATGATGCCAACACGAGAGCGATTAGGAACTGCATAGGGATCTTTAAACGAAATAACGGACTTACCCGAAGCCGTTTTAACACCTAGAAGTTGCCAAGCGGGCCTCGGATGATAACATGCCATTATAAACGAGTGCCTCCACGCTTAGGCATAGATGAAGTTAAATTCTTAGAATTAACTTTATCAGCAGACTTAGAAAAATGCTT